TCACCTGGTATTTTTTATTTTTTGCAACAAGTTTCACCTGGTATTTTTTATTTTTTGCAACAAGTTTCACCTGGTATTTTTTATTTTTTGCAATACTTTAAAATATATTTATGGGTATATTTTAAAGTAGAGTTTGTGATTAGACACAAAGTATGCCTAAATCATACACATTTTTACTTTTTAGAGAAATAATATTTCATATCCGAAACCAAACCATCTTGAAACCAATCCTTAGGTACCCATGATTTATCAAGAGGATCATACCAACTCAACCGAGGTTGTATTTTTTTAGTTTCATCATAAATCAATACATCCCTGACAAACTTATTATCACGAACCATACGAGTAACTGGAAATATATAGGGAATATTAGGAATAAATACCTTATTCATTTTATCATCATTTTTATATATACAAAATATTAAAAATATATAAATATTTTCCAGACTAATATTATAAAAATATGAAATCCAGGCTGAACCCAGCGTGGAAATGGATCAGGAGCAATGTCATGAATATGACATACAGGACAGAAAAAGTTACAGTACTTCGTGACTGGAAATTGGCATTATTGAATTATATGCTACAAATGCTCGTTGTGATATGGGTTATATATTCTCTATTCAATGAAAAAACATATATTGAACGCGAGGTACCAACTGGTGTCGTGAGTTCATGGGGACTTGGAGGTAATGAATACAATGATAAACAACTTGCCATATACAACAATAACCCGTCATTTTGTGACAATCTCGTAAATTATGCGTTTAATTATTCTGCAGATTGGTATTATAAAGTACCAATATGCGCGTACTATACAGGTGCCGAATTAATATCAAAATTACCTACGGGTAATGTCATGTTTTTCACGACACATATCGCCGAAACACTCCGTCAAAGATACACTAAACCAGAAACGGGATGTCTCATGGAACCAAATGGTATCAAAGAATGTATACTCGTTATGGATCAGTGTATTCACACAATGGAAGCCAACTTCTTAGCAGTTGGTATAGAAGATAGTATATTCGCATTCAATCACTATTTCGACTCGTCAATAGATTCAGGTCCGAAACCAGTAACATATATCAGAAAAGAAGGTTCCGATGAAAATCTATACACGTTCGATGAAGGTGAATCAGTCAGACTCAAAATATCCGAATGGTTAGATATTGCGGGTGTGGAACTCGATAAACGTCTAGATGAACAATCACCCGAATTCGCTAATGACATCACCGGTTTCAACGGTGCTGGAGATGATATAGATAAATATCCATATTTAAGAACAAGTGGTGTACGTTTAAACATTAAAGTTAAATACCACAATTACAACTTACACAAAGATAACATAAAAATAGGCAGTAAAGATACATATGCTATAATTAATGTTGAACCAAAAATAGGATGGTTTTCAAAAGGGGATGAAATATACTACAAACAATTACCAAATGTTACCATGTTTGACATAAACAATCCAGTTAATTTAACAACGGGCCAACCCAATGGTATATATGTCGATTTTTACAGATACGGTATTTTAATCGATATCCAACAAAGTGGTATAGTAGGTGAAGTTAACTATGTTTTCGTTCTCCTTCAATTAACATCCGGTTTGGTTCTTTTGGGAGTTGCATCATCCATTGTAGGATTCGTTGCAAAGTTCTTAATGGGCGACATATCTCCAGTTTATAAAAGTATAATACAAGAAGAATTTGACCCCGTTAATGAAGCTGCTCAATATGCCGCACAAGCGTGTGTAGCATCTAAAGTCTTTAAAGAAGCCGATGATGACGGTAAAGGCGATTTAGACTTCGAGGAACTTAGAAAACTCGTCAAAAACTGTTTCGCTAAAACTTACACAAGTGAACATGAAGATAACAATAGTACAGATAGTGATAACACAGAGTCATTCTCACATGATGATGTCACTGCAATGACATATTATTTGATGCGTGCAGCAGATCCAAAACTCAAGGAACGTATTCTATACAAAACAGAAAAAACGTTAGACGAATTAAGAGATTCGGTAATTACATTACACGAATGGCAGGAATTGTGCGTTGCAGGTGTTTTAGAACGTAAGAAAATGCAAAAGATAATAAATCTCAATCCATTTGTTCAAGATATAAAACACAAATTAGACGTCCAAAGAAAAGACGAAAAGGTTAAAATACAAGACCGTGTCAAAAAATTATTTTATAAGAATTAAAATCTTATTTTTCTTCACTATCCGGGTGTATACGTAACATGGATGGTATATTTTCTCGACACCTAAAATCATCTAGTGTACATTCAGATTTATTACTAATCAATAAACCCAAACCTAATACTATAAATAATGTTTTAATAACCATCGTTTATATTATTAATATACTTTTATAAAAATAAATTATTAACCACGATTTGGTACCGTCCATCGAGGAATCAAAGATATACCATAATTATTCGTATTGTTATTATCAGTTGTTGTATTACGTTGTTCGCCATCCCTTTCACGGTTATTACCAAAAATGAGAGTTTCTAATACACTCCTTGGTTCAAAAAGAGATTGTCTATTCTGACCAACAGGTCTAGAAACATCCTCAAAACGCGAAACGCGTACGCGTAAAAGTTCTCGTTTTAAATTTAATATCTCTCGTCTAAGAGTATCTATAATCTCCAATCCTTCTAAATAATCGTTTGTTAAATTTAAAATGTACGTATCACGCGCTGTATCACCTGTTGCATAAATTTTTTTAAGTTCGTTACATATTTCCAAATAAACACCTTCGGGTAATGACGATTTATACTCGTCTATACGCGACATAACATTCCTTACAGGGTTATTAGTCATTTATATTAAGTAAATTTTTTATTTTTTTTATTTTTTTATTTTTTTATTTTTTTATTTTTTTATTTTTTTATTTTTTTTATTTTTTTATTTTTTTATTTTTTAAAATAATAATTCCAGATGTTAAAAAAAACGCACGAATAATATTTTTAAATATTTGAGATCTTACAAATCGTCCAGGTCTAAATATAGGTATGGATATTCTTAAAAATCTATTACCGTAAGGTCTTCCACCAAAACGCATATCCCGTAATTTATTACATAGTTTTAAATAATCACCCTCTGGCATACCCATTTTATTCTTATCGATCAAGGTCATTAAATCTTTTATATCATCATCAACCGTAATAATCATATAAATTAATGTATTATTTTATTATTCATCCTCATCTACCATATCCGCCCACGACTTACACTTAAATTGAGTTTTAGGAACCGTATCATCACCATCTTCGCACATAGATTCACTCTCTATAACTTCGAGAAGGCGTTCCTCTATACTTTTACCATCAACATTAACCTCCTCGTACTCCGTATTTATGAGATCGGGATCCGTAACATCGCCGTGTGTATCACACAATTCACACGGTTCCGTAGGAATCTCACCGGGTAAGTGGTTATGTTTTGGAGGATCGGGTTTTTTAGAAACACTTTTCTTACCACCACCACTTTTTGTTTTTAATTTGGGTTTCAGTTTAGGTCGAGGTCGTGTACCACTACTGGTTTGTGAAGATTTGTTTGGGGTTTCATTATCATTATTATCTTCCGTATCATCGTTTACACGTACATTTTCGGGTGGTGATCCCGTTTTATTTGCATGCATTTTACACGTATTCGTACCATCCAAACATCCTTTTTTACATCTACTACCTTTAGCAGTTAACGCCGTACATTGATTTTTAATACCAACGTTCCGTTTTGGGTCGACTTGTTTAGAAACAGTTAACGCGTCTAATTTATCGTGAAGTAGTTTATTATCTTCACGAAGTGCCTTAACTTCACTCAGAAGCTCTAAAAGAAGCGTATTTGTATCCATTTTTGAATTCGTTCTTCTCAATAACAAATGTTTTTAATTTTTATATAAATTCTACTTTAACTTAAGTTCTAAACAACACTTTATTTATAATAAATTTATGTTTATTATAAATAAATTTAAAAGAAAAAATATTTTTTGTGTGCATATAAATCACCATTCAAAATCCGTCTGATTTTTAATTTTTCGTACGTATGGTCTTGCGTCTCCTGACAAACTAAGCATATGAGTAATTCTATTTCTTAACCCAGTACTTTCATACTCGTCACCTAACTTTCCAGTGGTTCCAAATCGTTCATTATACCACATTTGGTTTTCTTTCATCCATGCATAAGTACAGTTTACTCCAGTAGGACACGCGGTGTGTCCAAAGGCCCTAACTGGACCTTTTTTAGGTGCACTGCTTAATATTTCGCTTGAACACCCAAGACCTTTATACCGTTCTGCTGGATCGGTATTCATAGCGCAATCTAACATATACCCTTCTTCTGCCATACCTAATGTAAAATATTCGAGATAGTGTTTATCATTTGCACTATATCCCATAAACCAGTCTTTTCCACCGGCCTTAAACGTGAAACGTGTAGGTTTGGAAGTCGTACTCTCACTATCATCAGTTCCACCACTAAAATAATTCTTCTTTTTCAGTTTAGTTTTAATAGTATTTATTGGGTCTACAAGCTTAAATTCTTGTGCTTTAGTTACATCATTCGTAAGCCAAACCAGTTCTGGTGTTGTGATATTAGTCTTAGATAACTTTTTTATGTAATATAATGTTTTCTCACCTTTAGCTCTCCCCAAAGCAGTTTTGTCTTGTGGAAGTATATCATCTGTCGTCAGATGATCTGCATGTGTATGATGCTTCAGTCTCCCTTGTCGTCCTTCGATATGAGCACCCGCCTCAGCCCATCTTTTATCGTCGAGAATAACTTGAAATTTATAACCCTGTTTTTCGTTTGTACCAGGTTCAGACCCTTTAAGAATCCTAATTTGGTCCATGGAAAACATGTGACCAATCCTACGATAACACTTATCGGCATCAGATTTCCAGTCCCACTGAAAATATACCTCGGTACCAGCAATTTCACCTGATTTACCCATATCAGATTTAAATGTGCTTTTCATTTTTGGTTTATACGTTTGTGATCTCGGTTCGAATAATTCCAAGGATAAACGCAATTGGTCTTCCGATATATCAAGTTCTATAGCGTCCTGTCCTGCAGCAGGTAAAAGTGCACCTGTTGTCCCGTCATCTAACTTATACTTGATCTCGAATGTATTTTTACCCACCAGGTTTACACTAGCACCACCATCCGTCTTTTTATTATCGAAAGTATATGAAATAAGATCAGAACGATTAATAAAATATTTTTTATTAGCGTCAATTTCAGTGGTACCATCATCACCAAATTTATTAATAACGTCTTCGTTTACCAACGTTGTACCAGCTTTGTGTATTAAAGTAATCTGAGTAACCCTCTGGAAACCCCCTCTATTTTTCCATTTTAATGTAGCTGTAATGTTATTAGATAAGTCAGCAAAATCATACCCGTCTCCTTCTGCGTATTCCGTATACGGTTCAATATATGGTTCTGCGTACTCCTCCTTTTTAACAGATTTGTCTGGGTTAATAATCTGTTCTATTTCTTGCATTTCAGCAACTGGTAAAGAAGGTTCTTCTTCTCCTGGACTTGGTTGGTTTGAAATATCATCTGGTTTTTTTCGTATAAAAAACCAATACACTAAAAAAGATACTACCGCAACAACGAGAAAAATAATTGTATTGTTACTTCTCATTTATACGTTATTAAGATTTTATTATTACCCATTTTTTACATTTATCATCTAGCAAACTTCTCTAACATTATAGTTAGACCAACTACCTACTTCGTCTCTGTTCGCCAATTCAAATGCATGCCAACCATCTCTTAACTCTTCATCAGTCATTTGTTCCTGTGTTTTTAGACTTAAACGACCAGTAGTTTTGTTAGCAACAAAATATACTTCAGTGTCACTTTTAAAATCACCGGTACCACGTGTATTCTCAGGATCGTCTTTGTTTGCATCTGCCCATGATCCTTTAGTTTCTCTATTACAGTCTGATACTCTGAGTGAGTAGTATTGTTTATTAGCATCATCACCAGTACCTTTCGTATACTGATCCTGAACCATTGTAATTTTAGGACAGGTATACTGATCGAAGCATGTTTTATTAGAGATGGTAATATCTCTCGAACAATATATTTCCGCTTCCTTAAATTTACCATCGGATTCATATTTAAATAAAGCAGTAATATACTTTTGTGTTCCCGTATCATAAAGATAAAACGCGTTTTTATCGTCTGTATCGTACCCTTTCTTTTTGTTACATACTGTTTTTAAAACCTTATCCAGGCGTAAAGGATGTCTCCCTACTTGTTTAGAATATAAATATCTTTTGCCATTTGCGGGTCTTTTGTTTTTAGATATAAAAACTATAAGGTTCTCAGATACAGCACTTGATGTTTCTATATCACTCGCACTAGACGGTTTGACTTTACGTTCCGTCTTTTTAACCATTTCCAAGGTTAACGAAAGGTCTGCAATTGTAAACGTCTCTTCGATAGTTTTTTTGTCACCGGTCTCTGGGTCTTCTGTGAGTGTGTCTGTTCTACCATCAGTTAATGTATACCGTATACTATACGTGTTTTTGCCCAAAACACTGTATGCTATAAGGTTACCGTCATTGTCGCTTGTGGCACCAGACTTGTTTGTTACCGTATAAGATAAATCATCTTGAAAATTCTTAAAATAATTTTTATTAACTGCAATTTCATTACCGTCGGCATCGTATCTTTGGATAACGTGATCGTAAGTCTTCGTCGTCTTTTGATCGCCACTACCGGTTTCTATCACTCGTCGTATGGTTATTTTTGTCGTATTATTAAAACCAGCTTTATTATCCCAAGTAAGTTTTACTGTTACATTTTTAGATAAGTCCGCCCAATCCGTATCACCTTCATCGTATTCCGTATACGCTTCTGGTTCGTCTCCATCTTTATCGGGTTTAAAAGTAACCACGGCTTCGCCCATAGTCGCACTCGGAGTTTCGGGTGATGCTGGTGTTGGTGCTGGTGTTTTTACAGTCTTTTTCCTGATAAAAAACCAATATACTAAAAAAGATACTATCGCAACAACGAGAAAAATAATTGTATTGTTACTTCTCATTTATACGTTATTAAGATTTTAATTATTAAATATTTAATTAAAATTGTGATTTTTCAAATAAATCTTCGCTTTTTGTTAAAATATTCGATCCTGTATTGTATTGTTGATCACTCGTACCCATATAAAATTTTATACCTCTATACCCTTCTCCTACGATAACTGGATCAGTTACAACCGCCGGCCATTGTGTTACTACTCTAATACCACCACCATCTGTAAAATTTAGTATACCAGGCATTACTTTATTATTAGTATTATCCCATAAATCTACTTTATTGTCTTTTATCGACCAGGTACCACTACCAGCACCTTTGTGTGGGTTTATATCATCAAAACCTTTCCAAACACCTTGACCATCATACCAACCCACTTTGAAAGATACCATTAAATTATCGTCAATTTTTTTACTAAATAGTTGAAAAATAGGTGGTGTATTCCCTTTAGTAGATTCTTTACCAAAAGGGCCCAGACTCCATACTTTATTAAAAGGTATTACATCGGTACGAAGGGCACCATACCTACAAAAGTGGTCTTTGCCTTCATTTTTATCTACTGGACAAGAACCGGGGCCGTCTGGGTGATAGTTTTTACAATAATAATAAAAGTCATCAATCCCATCTGGTTCAATTTGCCACAATTTTTTCCAAACACCCAAATTCCCCACAGTTGGGTTATTTGAGTTTCCCCCTTCGTGCGCACCTACGAGATGACCACGGTAACTACCATCGCACATCATCGGGTCGTTTAATACATTGTAACCAATCCCTTTATCCCCAAAGAATCCTTCGTGTTCTGCGGCATCAGTACTTTCCTTACCATAATCTTTATATATAAATCTAAATTTATCGTCCCTAAATGTTGTATCCGATATATCCATGTAATACAGTTGATAACCTGGGTACTCTGTAGTTACATAGCTTCCACTGGTTGTTTTTTCTGTATTTTTGTTAGATAATATACTAATACATACATTACCCCCGCTACACGCGGTGACATTTTGACCCTTGGTGTGTCGACTAGGTGAACTACCTTTTGTCATGTATAAATACAACATACCAGCGTTATCTATATTATGGTCATCAAATCGACCATAAATAATTTTAAATACAGGTTTTCTATTAGCGTCGTTTCTATACTTAATAATCCAAAGCGCCGCTTCTAATATATTCATATCCGCCTGTATACTAAAATAATCAATAAATGTTACTTTTTTATTAGTTTTATCGTAACCCAAAACTTTTGATGTGTCTGATGCAAGCGAAAAAAGAGTACGTTTAGTAGTTTCGTTATTCGATATATCATCTACAAAGTCTTCGATATAAATTTTAGTTCTATTACTGGTTCCAGACTCCCAAGAAAGTTTGTTACCGTTCCAATACAAATACTTAAACTCGTCTTTGTTTGATGATTTAGTCGTTTTTGCTTTTATATAAATTACGTTCTTAGTTCCCGTTGGTTCTAATTCTGTTTCTAAACCAGTCGTATAATCAGGAGTACCACCCTTTGTAAACGGCATGTGATTAAGAGGTGCAAACGTTTTCGGGTTAAGAATATACATGGGATGTTCTACAATATCCGTATCCTTTATGAACCCACTAGCTTGTGCAGTAAATACAAAATTCTTTGCTTCTACCAATGCCATGGTTAAGTTCAAATCATCATCAGTAACTTTGCATATTTCACAACCATCGTCAGCATCTGGTAAAGGTGATGTGTATAGAGTATGCACAACGTCAGAGTCTATACTATACGCCTTCAAAACCAGTTGGTGTGTCCCCCTGAGATCTTTTTTGTCTACCTTCTTGTCAAAAACGTCGTTACTAAAATTAACTTCGTGATTCGTAAAATTTTTTAATTCTTCTGGTAAATCAACACCGTCTTGGGTAGGTACTTCGTACGCGTATGTAAAAAGGTTTACATATCCGGCATCACCCTTTTTAAGATTCCATTCGATTGTAAGCTTCTTAACATTTTCAAAACCACCTTTATTCGCCCATTTAAAATTAAGTTTAACGTTATTGGATAATCTGTGAAAAGTAGACTTATATTCTGTAGTGTCTTCACCCTCGGCGTATTCGGTATACTCCTCTGTATTACTCTCCCCTCTTTCATTTGGTAAAAGACTTTTCGTTATACTTTCAACTTCGACTTGAGGACCTCTAACTCGATTACTTTGTTGTTTTCCTGCTGGTGATTTCTTATCACGTACCCAATATTTATAGAGTATATAAACTACTACGAGTGAAAAAATAATAATAAAAACTGAACTCAGTTCCATTTATACTCTATTGAGATTTTATTATTAAATATATATTCAAAAAAATATTAAAAATCGTAATTAAAATCATTTAATTTTTTACTGTCAGCGTCCTTGGTCTCATCGACGATCATTCCAATAGTTGTATTGTTATAACCTTTACCGGTTGCTTCCTTATAACCATTTTTTGCATCTTTAATATTTACAAAAACCCAATCGATACTTTTATATTCAGCTTCGGACATAGTAGCATCAATTTTCTTCGCGTATATTTTATTATCGTTATGTTTAGAAGAGCCTTCTTCTGTGAATTTATCTGTGTGTTTAGTCGAGACCAAAAACCTTCTATCCTCACCAGTAACACCATTCTCTACCAATTGAATATTATATACGTTTAAATTCACTGTCGAATCATCTGATTTTTTCCACTCTTTTGAATCCTTTTTAAAGAGTCTAAATTTACTCGCACTCGTACGCTCTTTTATAAGTTTCCACCCCGTGGGCGAAGTATCGTCAATCTGAACGTAGAATTCACCACCATCGTTATTAGCTGGTTCCCAATGTGGTTCCAAATCTTTAAAATATGGTTTATATTTAAGAGCATTATATAGAAGAGTAGTACTAACATGAAATCTACGTAAACCAATACGACCACTATAATTATTATCAGGATTATTGTATTTCGGTAATAATTTAGAATATCTTTTTGTATCTTCTTCAGTATCTGAGAATTCGTGATGTTTTTCGTGCATAATTTTACCGGCGTTATTGTGTTGATCCACAGTGAGTACTCTATCGTGGGCATCATCATATGTAGAGACTTTTTCCACTGTTGGAAGAGGTGTAAACTTAGTTTTATATACAACAATGTTGAATTCTTCTGTATCACCGGCGGCCCTAAACATAACACCTCTTTGGGCATGTACCCGTTTTTTAAAGTCTTCGTCGTTTATAAAACCATCAAGAAGAGTACCTGGTTCTTCAGTATATTTGGACCAGTTTTCAGTCCAGTGGTTAGTAAAAAAATTTATATTGTCACGATAAGTACCAAATGGAGATTGTTTTGAAGCATATTGCATTAATATACCCGTTTCTGGATAAAGTTCTGAATTCGCTATGTTACCCAAATCACGTCGTCCACCTATTTTTATTTTACCGTCATCCGTCGTTTCAAAGGGTCCTGGTATAACGTAAAAAAATTCTTTCACGACATCCGAAGTAACTTCAGCTCCTTTGTAAACAGGTTTAATACTTCTCGCTTCAGTTTCTGTTAATGAAAGTGTTAAATCCAAATCTGAGTTCGTAACATCAGTACCCTCGAAAGTTTCTGGTACTAAATGTCCCGTTGTATTATTATTCGCATCATCGAGAACATATTCGATACGCATGTGTGTTCGCCCTACAACACTATAGGCACCACCATCGTCTTTGTTCTTATTCCCAAACTTAATCTTATACCCACTTTTAAAACTAGTAAACATACTGGAGTCATCACTTTTTAAAATGTATGCGTAATTATCCCTGTATTTTATCTTATCTGCAGCAACTTGTGTTTCGGTACCATCTTTGTCGTAAAACGCTAGTAATTTAGTAGGTTTAAGTGATGTTGTATCTTTTTTACGATTCGCGTAAGTTTTACTGTCTGATGGTGGTTCGGAATCTAAGTATCTATAAAATCTAAGTTCTTTAACAGTTCCAAAACCTTCACGGGTTGCCCATTCTAGTTGTAAAAAGACATTCCCTGATAAAGTTTTTTGATCATCACCATCCAAAAATTCCGTATACTGCTCCGTCGTATAACCTTCCTCTTTATTGGAACTATCTGGGTTAAGTTCAAGAACAGTTTCTTCGATTTCTATTCTTGGAGCACCCGTCGATGATCTGTTTGGTGCAGGTGCAACATCGCTACCACCCTGGTATTTTTTATAAAGCATATACACAATCAGTATAGCAACAATAATAAATAAAATAGTACTTATACTCATACTAAGTTTTACGTTTATATAATATTTTATTTATTACATTTTTAAATACAATAATATTTCCAATTCTCATAAATGATTTTATCAAGAAGTGGAAGAAGACGACGCGGGAGGAGGAGGTGGAGGTGGAGGTGGATCACGTAAGTGTTCTAAGTATGACGGAAGAAAGCCTGTAGTACATATATAATGGATTTTTCCATCAATTGTAACCTGGTTAGCCATACCACGACCACCCGTCCTACGTATACAATACGTTGAGTTATAATCTTGTGGGTCCCTATTTACAATAGTCATGATATCTTTTTTGTCTTTTATAAGTCTATCTTGATTGTTATAATAAAATTCAGCCTTATCACCATCTTTAACTGTAACTTCATCCCATTTAGTATACACCAAGTCATCTGTTATCATGTAAGCTTTACAGGGCTTACCATTCCCTGTTTTTGGTGTAGTAGTCTTCCATGTAACTATAGAACCGTGTGGGTTATTATTGTTCTGATTATTGGGCCATACATCGTTCTCACTAAGAATTGTCCATTTACCAACACAATCAGTACCCGGAGGAGGTGGAGGAGGTGGAGGAGGTGGAGGAGGTGGAGGAGGTGGTGTTGGTGGCGTTGGTGGTGTTGTTGGAGGTGATGACCCCACGGGTTGAGTGGATGGCAGTGAAGAATCGTTCTCGGCATTGCATATCCAGTGGGTTTCTCCATCAAGTGTGACCTTATCAGCATAACCATGTGTACCCCTTTTACGCATACAATACTTCACGTCATACCCGGGTGTGTCCGAATTTATAATATTCATTATGTCTCTTCTATCTGTAATCAAACCCGGGTTGTAATAATAAAATTCAGCCTTATCACCATCCTTAACTATAACATTATTCCACTTCTCCTTTAAACCATCTATTAACATGTGAGATTTACAATCCTTACCATTTCCGGATTTTGGTGTAGTAGTCTTCCATTTAGCTTTACTAAAGTGTGTACTACCCGTGTGCCATACATCGTACACACCACCAATTGTCCATTTACCAACACAATCAACATCATCCTCTACATTTTGATTATTAGAACTAGTTGCTACTGATGGTGGTTCAGCTGGTACAATTTTAGACAATGTACTCGACGAATGATCGCTTTTATTTCTTCTTATGAAATGATCCCAATTTTTTGTCTTAGAAATATCGACATCGTCCCTACATTTTTTTGAATCGTCATCATCGAGTCTTTCATTCATCGCGAGAGCATTTTCGCCGTGCAACACACACGTATTCCTTAACTGAGGTACCCCGTCTTCTGGTAAACCATGCCAAGTCTTAAACATTTTGTAGTCTACATCTGGATTGACTTGGTCGGAACTCTGTTGATAATTTGGTGTGTCTTTGTTATATCCGGCATAGTAATCAACACCCGAACAATCATTCTGGTATGAACATTTTTTCAAACATTCGTCTAAAGTAAAATTAGACCATTGTATTCTAGGAGTTCCACCACACTTTTTTTTCCTTTTTTCGTAAAAATATGAATCAGGTCCGGCATCTCCCGTGTCCGTGTGTTTATAAAGTGTACTATGTGTGTTCAAATCCAAACCCATAATTTGATTAAAAGGTATCTTTTTTGTGATATTACACAAAGGAGTCTTACACCAAGTATCTGGGTTCACTTGTTCTACTTTATTACACATGGAGATTTTCCAATCAAAGGAATGTGTATACAATGGGCAATATAAATCTTTAACGTCTATATCATTCAGGTATGGGGGAATACTAATCGTTTCCATATTGTGAAAATGACAATTGTGTCTAAGTTGACAATCTACTTCTTTCGTCTTACCCTTATTCTCGCATTTACCATCTCTAACCGCTTCTTTAGTAACCCGAAATTTCAATTTCTGTTTACCTTTACCACATTGTTTATCACACGCAGTTGAATAAACCCAATGCCCTTCACAATCTTTACCTGGAACATCTTTACATGCATCCGATTCACCTACTACAGGGTCATCACAGTCTACTGATTCAGGGGCTTTTGGAAGTTCTGGGAAAGTATAATCTAAACAGGGTTGTGTGTTACAATCTCTTTCCTCATTATAATAATGAAGGTGTCGACACCCGGAACCACCCGCGTAAGGCCATGATACCACTTTATAAAATCTCCAACTCTTACCACCACCACACGTGTGTGTACAATCGGACCATTCAGTCCAACACCCATGACAATCGTTTGGTTTTTCACCATCAGTTCCATTTTCGCACACTGGACTGTACCACGAATGGGGTTCTGACCAGTCCATGTTCCTATTACTTTCTTTACATTCGTAATTCATACAGTTATAAAGTTTGGGGTCAATATAACCATGAGAATAATCACATGCCTTACCACCTAATTTTTGTCCTTGTGTATGTTGATATCGTCTCTTTTTTTTACCAGCATTACAGTACGAATCACAATTACTATACACCCATTCCCCTTCACAATCTTGGGGTCTAGGTGGAGGTGGGGGAGGTGGAGGTGGGGGTGGTGGACAGGGTTGAGTATTACACTGTCTATTAGCTAATTGCCCGTTTACTTCTTCGCATGATTTACCGATACCTTGTTTTTCGGTTGTAACGGTATACTTTTTCTTTTGCCAACCACCACCACACGATCTTGAACAATCTTCCCATTCACCCCAAGAACCTTCACAGTCCACCGATATAAACTTGGCTGGTATTGTTATACTACCTCCAATAGGTGTATCAGTCTTACTCACTTCAGTTACGTCAACTGAAAAATCAGATTCTTTAAACTGTAAATCTATAGTTGATACTAAATTAGTCTCATTTCTTTCGTTATAATAAATGTAAAGTTTATTCGTACCCGTAAAAATTTTTCTATCGACATCTGTATTTTTTAATAATTCTATAGAAACTGTTTCAAAATCCTTAAGATGTTTGGGTGTCGTATCTTCAACCTTTACTATTTCTGAACCATCGCTATATTTTAAAACTAAAATCCATTTTGTTACTACACCTTCTATATCTACACGGTTTTTCCACCCAATATCTAGTTTATTAAATGTAGGATACCCTTCTTTAGTATTACCACGTACACTATAAATTACCATAGAAAGTAATAATAATGATACGAGAAACAAAACAATTCTATCGTGTTTCATTTTCTATATGTCAATATTTTTTCCTGGTAAAGTTTCGTTTTTTTGTTTATCGATAGAATGTTTTTTAGATTTAAGGTGTAAAGTACAATACTTCTCCCCCTGTACACACCTTCGCGTACACTTTATACCTTTTTTGGTAACGTGCGAACACTCGATTTTAGGTTCGAGAACCTTTTTGGGTATTTTTTTAGGTACGGGTTTAGAATTTTCAACTAAACTTCTAAGTTTTGTAATTTCCAAATCCTGGGATTCAACTCGTTCTCTAATATATTTCAATTCGCTCGTAACTTTAATCAATATATCTCGATCACGAGTTTTTATTTCGTTTATCAGTGATATTATATCTTCCATGTTCTAATATTAAAAAATATTTATATACTATAAAAATGAATACACGTCCTGTAACAACCGTTCTAACAGAAGCCGTTTTTATAGGTTTTATTTTACAGTTTATTTTTTGGGTCATGAAAAATTATGTATATAAGGGTACAGGTTCGCTTATTATATCAGGTGCTTTAGTACATTTATTTTTTGAATATTCACCTTTCGGTAATATTAATGAAAAATGGTGTAAAATAATATTTGATTAAAAATTTGGCCACCCCATTTGAAATAACAAATTAGATAATTCGTTCTCTTTACACTGATTATATACGATATCATTATTCGTCTCTTCTTTTATACAATCGATTTCTTCGTTATAATCATTTATATAAGACTTATAAAAGGTCTTTTCGTCACCCACATTGTGACCAGCATCTAAAAGAGCACCAATTGTATATCTTCTAAGAGTTATTCCAAGTTCTCTAGCTGCTTTTCTAACAGCTTCTTTTCTAACAGTAGATGTAATATTTTTCCTATGTTTTAATCCTCTCATTTTTTTATAAAGTTCTTCTATTTTTGATGTTGTTTCGTAATAAACGTATTCAATTTCGTTTATATTCATGTGACTCCAATTATCTCGATCAACTTCGAGCCTTGTGTTTATTTCAGAATCTGGATCGTATACAGTTTCACTATCATCATCCGACGAAGAATAAATATTATCAGGTACACGAATTGGATCTATGTTCACTTGTATAAATTCACCTGGATTTAAGGGTAAAGGTGATACACTATCGTATAAAGTAGTATCATTTTCGTCAAACTCACTTGGTAAAGGGGGTAAACGTGGAACTGGTGAAAATGGTGGTAGTGGTAAATCTAACCTATTCGTATAAAAATCATCGGTTTCAGAATCCGTAGTTTCGTATTTATTATTCAACACTACGTGGATATTCTTCATGTGATTGCACATTTTAAGATAATCACCTTCGGATAATATTTCCGAATTCAAATCTATAATTTGCATCAAAGAAACAAGATCGTCCATTTTTAAATTAAATATATAATAATTTTTTTAAACTTAGATTATAAAATAATTTTATTTTTTAATTCCTTTGAGAAGTAATAAAGCTTGTACAGCTTCGCCTATTTCTTTATGTTTTAAACAAAATCCGTTCTTACCAGCTCTACAGTAACAGTTCTCGTAAGGACAATTTGGTCGCATAATTAATTTATATTTTTATATTTTTAAAACTCACTTAGGTTTTTATATTATATAATTTCATCGTCATCTTCAATTTCTAAAGTTTTTTTCAAAATAACATCTTCGTTTTCTAACGCGTGTTTTACCATATCATACGATACAGATAAAATCGCAATTTTATAGACAAAAAAACTAAACATTGTCGTCATGTAATTAAAATCAAAAGGCATATTTTCGTAATTCCATACCGATTCAAACATGGCAACAGATAAAGGAATAACAAATTGATTTTTAAAAATGTAATTATCGTTCTCTAAATTATCTACGTACTTATACAACATATTCACGTATAAAGTAGATGCACCTACACCAACCATAGATGATAAACCATTAACAGGACCGTGACTCAAGAAAGAATAAGACGTTATAATGGCTCCGTATTTTATAGTATCTTTATAAATTCTATTTTTCATATTTTCATATTCTTTCATACTTTCTTGTCTTTTTTCCTCCGAAAAAACAACTTTTTTATACGATTTATTTAAAAAAGGGTTTATAGTTAACATAACTGTTTTTATAAATAAGACTCTTTCTTTTTATATTTGTAAGTTCTAGGGATATCTATCACAATAAGTTCATCACACTCGTTATACGAATATAGACGATCATAAACTGTATCTGTTTTTTTATCGTAATGTTTAAATGGTTTATCCATTTCAATTTCTTCTTTTTTTATATCGTAATAGTCGTTTGTAATAACACGACGTAAAGTATTTAATATATGTAAACTATAACTAGAAATAGAAGAAAACATTCTTTATTGTTTCTTATCATCTATATATCCCGTATATTCTTTTTCTAATCTTTTTTTCTCAATTTTTACTTTTTTAAAAAAACGTTTAAACGTTCTAAAAATATTAAATACGTTTGTACATTCGATATCTTCTACGTATGATCTGTAATATTCTGGGAAGTTTACAAGAAAACGAATTATACAATGAATACCATTTATTAAATCTACTATAAAACACAAAAATACATCCAATATTAAAAATAATAATTCTTTTACTGCACCAAATGGAAATACTCTATAAAAAGCTATTGGATAAAGCCACAAAGTCATATGTTTATTTAAGAATCTTTTTTTTATCTATAGTTACTACAAGATGGTGTCACTCCAGGAGTTACCTAAAAAAGTACAGTATATATCAGTAGATTCAAATTTTGTTACGGGTACAAATAATACATTCTCTATTGATCTTAATCTTACTTCAAATACACACGTATCTGACATAAGTAAAGTCATTGGTTTAAAGGTCGTTGATTTTTACGTCACACAAGTCGGAAATTCAGGTTCGGGTACAGGGAATGGTGCAAAATACATCGATATAATATGCGAAGATATACCAAAAATCGCCCAAATACTCGACGAACGTAAGGGACAAATACTTGCACGCATGGCTTTAGAAAGACAATTCGACGGAAATGCTCAACACAAAATGCACGATAAACAGTGGAAAGGGTTCAATAGACCTACCACACTATTTAATCCGATATCAATAAAAAAACTTAATTTTGAACTATACGAATTACAGGGAGATGGAGATTACGTAACTTTACAACCCGATTCTGAATGGTTTATGACATTAGAAGTAACAACAATAGACGTTAAAGAAAAACCCAAAAATAGGGAAATACAGATATTATCTGCTTTAGAAAAACTTATCGGGAAAATCGATGAATTAAACGTAAACGTTAAACGACTTCCGGATAAATACGATATCGAAAAAATGGAAAAAGAAAAAAAGAAATACCCATTTAAATATCTATTCCTTTTACTAACTATACTCGTAGGTTGGTTTGTATTTTATAAAAATAAAATAGCACCAAATCCTGTCATTTAAAATTATTTCTTAGTAGTTGGTTTTTTCTTAGCTGGAGCTGGTTTTGGTTCTGAAGTTGGTTTTGGTTCTGGAGCTGGTTTTGGAACTGGAACTGGTTCTGGAACTGGTTCTGGAACTGGTTCTGGAACTGGTTCTGGAGTTGGAGCTGGAGCTGGAGCTGGAGCTGGAGCAGCCTTTTTCTTAACTGACGTCGATGCCTTTTTCTTTGGTGCATCAATCGCATCCGCCATTTCTTTCAAAATTTCACATATTAAATCAATATTCAATTTTGGTTTTTGTAATTGTTGAGCAATCTTTTCTCTGACAGAGTCCATGGTTATAATATATATAAAGGTAAGATAATCTTTATATATATGTTATTCATTGGTCCAACACTTATTAGTGGTATAGGTCAACATACGAATAAATATATGGACCTTTTTCCTGGAAGTATTTATAAATATATACACGATGATATACCAGAATGTGAAAATGGGTTTTTATTTGCTTTACCTATACAAATATGGTTTGATAAAATACCAGAAATAAAAAGAAAAGTAAAAAATCTAATATGTATGACCGTATGCGAAACGGAAACTGTACACGAAGATTACGGTAAATTGTTTAAACTATTTGATAAAATCGCCGTACCGAGTCATTTTTGTAAAAAAATATTTTCGAACCAGTTTCCTGATACAGAATTCTACGTCATCCACGCCCATATACCTTATAAACGCCCTTACACTTTCTATCATATAGGAAACATAAGCGACCCAAGGAAAAACTTTAATAAAATTCTAGAAACATTTGTTCGGTTAAATAAACCAGATGCACGTCTCGTTATTAAGGCGACGTGTAATAACACTATAAATATACCAATACCAAACGTGGAAGTCATAAATGGTCTAGTAAATGACGAAGAAATGGAAAAAATACACGCGCGATGTGATTGTTATGTAAATTTTTCGAGTTCTGAAGGTGTTGGTATGGGTGCAGTAGAAGCAGCACTACGTAACAAACCTGTAATCATTACAGATTACGGTGGTGCACCCGAATATATAAAAACACCGTATTTAATAGATTGCGAAAGAGAATGTATAAAAAAAGACGATTTTCTATTTAAATCTGGTATGGAATGGGGTAAACCGAACGAAAATCAACTTCGTGAATTTATGGAAGATGCGTATACCAAAAAAATAAGGTATATGGAACATCCAGAAACACACGAATTAACAAAAAAAGAAAACGTTATAAAAGAATTCAAAAATTTTTAAATTTATACGTATTCATCGCTTATGTAATTTGATAAATAAACTATTAAACCAGTTAAAACTGTCGCATAAACTAAAAACCCTTTTTGTGTAATCATCATAGCAATTGTCTCGTCTATGGGTTTAACATTGGTTGGTTTCTTTAAAACATCAGTGGATATATAAGATATGATTAAATATAAGGCCATGGCAATTATAACCGGCCTGAGTGTACCTTCTTCTAACATATTTATATATACACTATATTATTTTTTACTATGTTTTTTACAATAATTACCACAAACAGCTTTGAATTTACATTTTGTTTTTGATAATGTTAGTGCTTGACATAAAACATTATTTTCTTTCTTATTTGGTTTATTATCTTTAGTAGTATTGTTAAGTTTTAAATAATCAATAACTTCAATTTTCTGATTATTCTTCTTATTCATAAATTTTTGTTTAGATAAATTCATTTTATATAAACTTTGAGCAAATTTTTCATCTTTATTCATTCTCTTTGCTGTTTCCAAACATTCTTCGTAAGTTTTTATTGGTGGTATAATTTTATTATTGGAATAACATTGTTTTTCTTTGACTTTTTTTACATAAGTATAAAAACATTTATTAGTTGTCGACGTGACCATTTTCTTCGTATCTATTTAAATAAATATTTGAATTAGTAATCACTAAGGTTATAATGGTACCCCAATTTACAAAATTATATAATATATAATAAATTAAATAATCAAATATACCCATACTCGTAGTATAAATAGTCGCAAAAGAAATATAAAAACTATGCGACAAAACAAATATAATTCTATCTTGAGTCATACTTATTATAGACATGGTCGAACTAATTCCATTAAATATAGTTACTGTATTTACTTCATCAATAATATACATAAACGATAAAAACCACATTAAATAATTAAAAACTTCCCAAACAAAATGAAATTTATACCGTGTTTCTAATATAACACTATAGGAAGAATGTCTTGTTTGTATACCCGAATTACTTTCTAATTGATTTGTATTAACGTTTTCAATGTCAAATGGTTCCGGTCTATTTTCTTCGTGATTTATACCTATAGAAACTGTACCATCTGGTTGAGATATCTGATTATAATACATAAAAGAATAACCCATTTATTTTTTATGTATCTTATGCACATTGGGTTTTGTTATGAATGCAACAACCCTTTATACCCTTATATTAAATGTCATAAAAAAGAAGAAAGGGAAATAATAAGAAAATACAAAAAAATTAACCCTATATTTTTGTCAAATAATGATGTATTTATAAAATCATATAATTTAAAAGTAAAACGTGTATGTTATTCTTGTTATTGTAATAGTAATAATAATAAATGTATTCTTGGATTATTAAGAAAAAGAGAATGTGGTATAATTAAAAATATATATCCCTTATCTAAATCTCTAACAAAAAATGAAATATTATTATGGTTTTCAAAATTGTTAAAATATACAGAAAAAAATAACTTAAGTAATATAACAATATAATATAAATATAGTAAAAATTATGTCTGAAAATATACAAAAATTATCACACGTTGAACATATTTTAAAAAGACCAGATTCTTACGTAGGTCCAGTTTCCAAAGTAAAAGAAAAATATTGGATACTCGACGATGAAAACGAAAATATTTTTAAAAAAGAAAACGTATCGTATTCTCCAGCATTATTAAAAATATTCGACGAAATACTCGTAAATGCAATAGATAGAAATTCACTTTATCCCAAAAAAGTCACGACAATAACCGTTAATATAGATACAAATAAGGGTGCAGTAAGTATAGAAAATAATGGTCCTTTGGGTGGTATATGCATAAAAATGCATAAAAAAGAAAATATCTGGAATCCAGAATTAACTTTTGGACATTTATTAACGAGTACAAATTATGATGATAACCAAAAAAGAGTCGTAGGTGGTAGAAATGGATACGGTGCAAAACTAACAAATATATACTCTTCAAAATTTAAAGTAGAAATAAAGGATCACGAAAACAAATTAAAATACGAACAGTTATGGACAGAAAATATGAAAAATTGTGAAGAACCTAAAATAAAAAATTTTTCGGGTGCATCTTCTAGTGTATGTATATCTTTTATACCCGATTGGAAACAGTTTAGTATGAAAAAAATGGAAAATGATATTTTTAAAATATTTGAAAAACGCGTGTACGACGCAAACGCTTGTACAAGCTTAAATTGTAAAGTTAAATTTCAAAACGAACCTCTTCCAAAATGTCCATTCAATAATTATACTAAAATGCATTCAAATACGGATGAAATTGTATATTTCAATTCAGAAAGATGGTCTGTGTGTGTAACGCCTACGGATGATGGTTTCGAACAAGTATCTTATGTAAATGGTATATGTACAAGTAAAGGAGGTACACACGTCGACCACGTAACCAATATAATATCAAATGGTATAATGAATGAATTATCAAAACAAATAAAACTTAGACCTCACCAAATAAAAAATGCATATAACATATTTATAAAATCAACTTTAGAAAATCCGTCTTTTAGTAGTCAAGTTAAATCCGAGTGTACATTAAAACAACAAAATTTTGGAAGTAAATTTGACCCACCTCCATCCTTTATAAAAAATATTTTAAAAACATCCATAAAAAACGATTTACTCGCTCTTTCAAAATTCAAGGATATGAAAGATTTGAAAAAAACAGATGGCGCTAGAAAAAATAAAATAACAGGTATACCAAAATTAGAAGATGCTAATAAGGCAGGAACATCACAATCTTCTAAATGCACGCTCATAATTACCGAGGGTGATTCAGCAAAAACACTCGCCGTTTCTGGTTTATCTGTAGTAGGTCGAGATCATTATGGTGTATTTCCTCTCAGAGGTAAATGTAAAAATGTGAGAGACGCAAGCGTAAAACAGCTCACGGAAAATAAAGAATTTAGTGACTTGAAAAAAATTTTAGGTCTACAACAAGGAAAAATATACCATTCTCTTTCTGAATTGAGATATGGAAAATTAATGATAATGACAGATGCTGATAACGATGGAAGTCATATAAAAGGTCTCATATTAAACATGATACATTACTTTTGGCCAAGTTTACTCAAATTAAATTTCGTTGTGAGTATGATTACTCCAATAATAAAAGCAACAAAAGGAAACACAATAAAATCATTCTATACAGATTCATCTTATAGAAACTGGTATGGCGAAGGAAAACCTGGTTGGAAAATTAAATATTATAAAGGTTTAGGAACATCGACATCTGTAGAAGCAAAAGAATATTTTAGAAAAATATCAGAACTAACAGTTCAATTTAAAACGGATCCACTCATGGATGAATCTATTGAATTAGCGTTCGACAAGAAAAAAACAGATGAAAGAAAAAATTGGCTATTGGAAAATACAGAAAAAAATACGAACGATCTCGAAATAAAATATGGAAATATAGAAAATTTACATATTTCTGAATTTATTCATAAGGATCTCGTTAATTTTAGTCTATCGGATTTAAAAAGGTCTATAGCACATATATCAGATGGTTTAAATCCGT